TGGCCCAGCGGAACGACTTGCTTGCGTATGTCAAGAACTTCTTGGCAAACACAACTGTCGTTCCACCTGCGGTTCAGTCCTTCGAGAGTGTTTATTAACCGGGTTTCTGGTTAATTCCGTCAATTCAAACTGGAGCAACTTCATGTCTACCATTAGGAGACGAAGTTCCGAGCTATTATTAGAAGCTCGGTCTTTTCGCGCATCACCAAAAGATACTGATGCTGATATCTTCCGCTTTCTTCACTCTCTTAACACTCCACGCAGCTTGTCTGTCTGGCTCCTCTTTAAAACAGGAGAGCACGACCAACTCGCATCGTTGGATTGTCATGCATCGGATTATATTAACCCGTTCATGTTTAGACTCGACTACATCGCTTCCTCTTTTCTATCAAAAAGTGCGTTCTTGCGAACCACATTTGACAAGAAGAAGGTTGCGATCACGAAGTTTCGTGAATATGAAACCTTGTGTGGCGAGACTAATAATCGTTTTCGAAACCCAGCCTTAGATCCGCTCAACAACGGATCTAACGTTTGGCTGCTTAATGCAACCAAGCGTAAAATATCTGAGATTCTTGGCGATTTTAGTGGGGAAGAGTTTGTCGGAGGAGCAAATTGGGGGCCGGGTAACTCAACACTTATTAAAGGTGAAGAGGTCTCGGCTATCAATAAGTTCCAGAGAGAAACTGGAATAACGCGCGACTTGTACTCCCTTACGTCTCATTGGTTTGATGAGGCGTACCCTCTTTGGTCTTCCAGCTTATCCCAATCCTTTGGTGAGAACTGGCATACCTTTGAGGCGGGGAACGACATTGTCACTGTACCGAAGAATTCGAAAACGGATCGTGTGATCGCCATGGAACCCGGGATTAATCTCTGGTTTCAAAAGTCGATCGGTACTATGATCCGTCGCAGACTTCAACGGTCTGGCATCGACCTTCAGGATCAAAGCATAAACCAACGTCTCGCACGGGAAGGCACTGACCGTAAGGCCTGTGACCCTCTTGCGACAGTTGATTTCAGCTCTGCTTCTGATAGCATCTCGAGTGAGGTTGTGAGGGAGCTCTTGCCTCCTCGCTGGTTCACTCTTCTCGATACTTGTCGATGCAAGCTCGGTAAGCTTGACGACGAGCTCATTCGTTGGAATAAGTTCTCCAGCATGGGGAACGGATTCACGTTTGAACTCGAATCACTCATCTTCTTCGCCTCAGCTCTTGCTGTTTGCGAATATCTGGAGGTTTCCTCCAAGAAAGTGAGTGTATATGGTGACGATGTCATCATTCCTTCGTCTGCTTTTCACCTCTTCTCGTCTTTTAGTGGATTCCTTGGTTTCCGTGTCAATCCGAAAAAGAGTTTCTTCTCGGGTAGATTCAGAGAATCCTGTGGTTCCCACTGGTTTGACGGAGTTGACTGCAAACCCATCTTTCTCAAAGAAAGAGTCCGAAATGTTGAAGCCGTTTATAAATTGGCTAACAGTATCAGGCGCCTTGCTCATCGCTGCGGTTCTTATCGCAGCTGTGATTCTAGGTTCCTGGACTGTTGGACTCATTTATTACTCCGGGTACCAGAGCCACTTCGGCTCCGCGTCCCAGAGTGCGCAGGGGATACCGGATTCGTCAGTAATTTCGACGAAGCCACCCCCTCCAGAGCACGTTATGGAATCGAAGGATTCTACTACGTTGCCCTGACTTCCACGAGTTTATCTCGTGATACGGATAATCTGTCAGTTTTGCTGGCAAGATTATGGGTACCCTCAGTCGACTTAGCATATAACAATAGCTATACGCTAAGAGGCCGAACTAGACGGTCTATCACTAGACCTTTAGTTAGACAGTGGTACAACTTTGGGGAATGGTACTAGGGCTTCCCCAGTACCCTTTTCTAAGGGTTAATCC